ACCCCAAGCGGCAGCACGGGCACGGCAACGGAAGGTTTTCAGTCCTCGCCGGCCGTCATTGGGACAACACCCACCGGAACGACCAACGGCAGCTTCGTGATCGCCGTCGAGCCGATCGGTGCCGACAAGTTGGGCATGGCCGCGATCGACGGGGTCGTGCAGTGCAAGCTGGACGTGACAGACGCCAGCCATCGGTTTGCGACCCCAAAGCCGGGGTCAACGACGGAGTTGAAAACGGCGTCGTCCGGCGAGGCCACGATTCTGTGGAAGGAATCTGGAACGGGGACCGGGAAGTGGGGCCTGGTGCGGATCGGTGACGGGGCTGGTGGCGGCGTGAAGGTCGGCAAGATTACCGGGACGTGGACCAAGGGCGGCACGCAAACGGTGTGGGAATACACAGGGGCCGGGGTGCAAGCCAGCGGGCCGAGCGGGCCGCTGTCGCTCACGGGCGTCAATAGGTTTGCGAACGTCAACATCACCGGCAGTGCGGCCAGATGGGTCGCGGTGACGAGCATAGATTCGACGTGGCATCTGATCGCGGCGGAGTGTGAATAATGGTTCTTTTTCCATGCTCTAAATGCTGCGCATCGTGCCCGCCCGGTTTAAGTCTTTCTCTCAATGTCAGCGGGAGCGTCGGCCTTTATGGATATTCCGGCGATCAACATAATGGGTGTCAATCATTGTGGCCGGACGCGGGTTGGCCGAGGCTGGTTGGCTATTCTTCTACTCCGCAAGAAGGAAGGTGTGTCGGGCTATCAAGCGTCACGTTCGGCGAAAAAAGCGGTGCTGATGTTCTTGGAGCGCGACTGATAATCAGTTTTCCAGGCATTGTCGGCCAGAACGCTCCCAGTGGTTCAGTCGTGCGGTTTTCTATTGTTCAGAGCATCGCTGGATGGGAAACAGAATACGAAGTTCCATTTTCGGGATACCCAACGTGCGAAAATGGAGTTCAATACACATTTGGGCCTTCAAACAAAGTTTCTGGAAATGGTTCGTTCTGTGGTGGATCTATTTCTTGGATAGTAGCGGCCCCATGTTTTGGTTGCTGCTGCACGACAGGCGGTTACACAAGCAGAAACTATACTAAAGCAACTTGCGAGGCGGCTGGACATATATGGTTTAACACGTTGTCCAGTTATTGTGTGAACGGACAACCATACTGCCAAAATCTCTTTCCATGATTACCGGCGCAACTGATCAGTTTTTGCTTAGGTGCATTGAGCGTGGATACACGCTAGACGAAGTGCGCCCCTGCATCGTTAGCCAAAATGGCGACACAATCACAGTGGACGAAACGCACCCGGCGTACCCTCGCCAGCGTCCAGGCCTCGGCGACTACGTCGCTGCCGGGCTCTCCGCAATCGGCATCACCAAGGAAAGGGTGAGTAAGGTCGTGGGCGGCGATTGCGGTTGTGCCAAGCGACAAGCCGCTTGGAATGCCTCCGGAGCCAAATACCTCGGTCTCCCGCCGGGCTCCACCGCCCCGGAAAACAAGGGTTGACACCCGTACACTATCCGCGAGGATCGTGATATGGGCACGCTCGTCGACCGCATCAACGCGGCTGCAGCCGGCATCAAATCCGCTCCTCGCGGGTTTGAATCGCGGCTGCCGCCGGCCGTCCGCGAGCAGCTCCTAGAGATCCGCCGCCAGTGGCAGTCGGGTGATCTGCAAGTCTCTGCGTGCTGGCTGGCAGATCAGATCGTCGCCATGGCGGCGGCGGATGGATTCTCGGTTTGCGGTCGCCAAGGGCTCCGGCAATGGCTGACAAGGAAAGACTGATCGACCGGGTGCGGTCGGCGGCCCCGCCGCCGGCCCCAGCCGCCGACGCCGAGCAAGTCACGAAGCGCCAAGACGGCGACGTGCTCGAGGCCAGGTCTACGTCGCGGACGATCCGCACGGTGGAGGATTTGTTGCGGCATATCGAAGCCGACCTCGACCGCTACGAGGTCGCTGCGAGTGAAGCGACCAAGTGGGAGAGTGCCAGCGTCGATCGAAATACCGGGCAGCCGGTAGTGACCGAGTTGTTCCGGGTGTTCGTGCGGCTCAAGCCGAAGCCCGGCCCCGGCGTCCGCGAGTGCGTCGAAGCGATGATCGCCGCGGCGTCCGATAGCCTGAGTGTCCGTGGTTCGCGAATCGCTAACAAGCCCTCCCGCAAAGGGGCATGGGCCGTGCTCGTCGTGGCTGATACACATTTCGGCAAATACTGCTGGGAGAAAACGACCGGCGAGGCCGACTACGACCTCGACATCGCCGCGAAGCTGGTGGACGAGTCTGCCGGCGAGTTGCTGGCTATCGCCGACACCTACAAACCCGGCCGCATGACGGTCGGGATGCTTGGCGATCTCTTCCACTATGACCGTCCGGACGGCAGCACCACCAGCGGCACACCGCTGGAGCGTGACGGCCGGCTGCAAAAGATGATCCAAGTCGGCACCGACTCGCTCATCGGTGTGATCGACCAGGCGACCGGCGTCGCACCAGCGGACGTTGTGGTGGTCAACGGAAACCATGACGAGACTTTGACGTGGGCCCTGCATCGGCTATTCGTTGAGCGATACCAAACCCGTGGACGGGTGACGATCGACGAGAAGTTTACGCCGCGGAAGTACCTCGATCACGGTCGCAACCTCCTCGGGTTCGTTCACGGCCACCGGGCGAAGCGGAAGCTCCCGCAGCTCATGGCGATCGAGGCCGCGAAGGCTTGGGCACGCTGCCCGTACCGCGAGATCCACACCGGGCATCTCCACCACCAGGCCGCGGAGTGGTCTCGGCCGATTGAAACGCTCGACGGCGTGCTGGTTCGCGTTGCCCCGTCCCTCGGGCCGGCAGACGACTATCACGCCGTCAACGGCTGGCTGGGCCAACGGCGGGCGATGGAGTTGTTCATCTACGACGAGGCCGGAGGGCTAGTCGCCATGCACGTCGCCGGCCCACGGCTGGAGGTGCCGTCGTGAGCGAACCGCTAACAGACGAATACATCGCGACGGTCGTGCGTGACGCCCGTCGGTACCAATCGCAGTGGACCGGAACAGCGGGCACGTTGGCGGCCCACTGTATGAGACTCGTGAGAGAAAGGGAAAGAATGCTGGAGGCAACAAGGTCGAGCGGCGTGACGGATGGTGCGGAGAGTGGGGCGGCGATCGCCGCGGCGTGGGAGAAATACAAACGGGACCAGATAGCCCCGGACGGCGAGCCGATCACCCGGCGGGTTTACGGTGCCAGCGGCGATCGGCCGGAGCCGGAGCAGACTCCCGCCGAACAGTTGTGCTCGAGGACCGCCGAGGTCATCCGCGACCGCCGGCCGAAGTACGGCGGGCCCAAGCATCACTTCGCCCGGACGGTCGGCATGGTCAACGCGGCGTTTGCCGACGTGCTCAAGCGACCGCTGACCGAAGCTGATTGGGCCACGATCATGATCCTCGACAAGATCGCCCGATTCCGGGGGCCGAATGCCACGGTCGACGGCCCGGTCGACATCGCCGGATATGCCGCGTGCCTCTACGAAGTCATGGACCGAGAGGGCCAGTGAACACCCGTACAATGGTGGTAGAGGGCACTGCATGACCGACTCGTTGTTTCGATCGACCGCCAGGGGCCGCGAGCCGCTGGCGTCGGCCAGCGATGCCGGCGAGCACGTCCACTACGAGCCGTCCCGTCGTGTTGGGATCGGGTCGATCACCAGCCGGCAGCCATCGGGCCGCACGCCACTGACGTTTTTTGAGTTCCTTGCCATACGGGCGGGGCTAACGCTCGCCGAAGCAAAACGACTCCACGCGGAAGGGAAGATCCACTGATGCCCAATACGCTTTCAGTTTCCGGAAACACTCGGCTGGCGTGGACTCTGTCCGAGAGCCAGAGCATCGGGTCGGTCTCGAGGTCGGTGGAGCAGCGGTCGTCTCGGACGATCGCCAATGGCACCGGGCCGAGCCAAGCCAGCATTGCTTTCTCAACAACCGAGAGCGTGACCGGGACGAACACCAGAAACCTAGACGTTGCCGCCTATGCCGCAAATGCGTTTGGGTTTCCGGGGCAAGCATTTTTCTCGACCGTTCGCGAAGTCCTGGTGAGCGTCACTACCGGGCCGACCGGCGGCAATCTCACGGTTGGGCTTCCCACTGGCGTCACTGGCGTGCGTCTCAATGTTGGCGGTCAGTTTCATTGGATTGACTACCTCGGCGGAATACCGTCGTCGGCGAGCCCTGCCAATGTCTCACTCAAGAGCAACGTGACGGGCGTTTACTCGGTTGACGTGACTGTGATCGGCACTGGCGACTTCGGGAGTATCTGATGCCAAACACTCTTTCTGTGGCTGGTGCGACTCGTGTTGCGTGGTCTCTCGCAGACTCCGACGGGGCGTCAAAGAGCGACACGCAATCGTCGAGCCGGTCGATCACCACCGGCACCGGGCCAAACCAGGCCAACGTAGCGTGGTCGTATCCGTTTTCGACCACCGGCATCGGTTCGGCGTCGTGGTCAGTCGCGGCACTGCCGGTTTCTGCATTCGGCCCGACGGGCTCCGCGAGCGTGACCACCATCAAGGAAGTGCTGGTCACCGTCTCCACCGGCCCGACGGGTGGGTTTGTACGGTTCTCCGCCCCGACGGGAGTGATCGGTGCCCAGGTGGCCGTGGGCGGGCAGTTTCACCTCGCGGACTATCTGACCGGGATTGGCGTCACCACCGGGAACATCGTGATCGCCAACGGCCCGACGGGTTCGTATGCCGGTGAGATCACGATCGTCGGCAACGGGTCATACCAGTGATCGCAGAAGCACCGGCCGCGGCTGCGGCCAACACCCCCGGCGGCGTTCTCGTGAAACTCCATGCGTTCGTCGAGTCGGCCAAGTCTGCCGCTGCCGATGGGCTGACGTGGGCCGAGTTCGGTGAACTGCTGGTCGCGTTCCTCCGGATGGCCGTCTCGCTCTATGACGACGTGGTCGGCATGACGGGCGATGAGAAGAAGGCCGCGGTGCTCGACGGCGTGGCCGCCCTCTTCGATGCGGTGGCCGACCGCTGCGTTCCTCTGGTGCTCTGGCCGCTGTGGGGGCTGGCACGCGGCCCCGTCCGGCTCCTGGTTCTCGCCCTCGCGTCCGGGGCGATCGAGCAACTCCTACCCCTCGTGAGGCTCGCATG